GATAACACACAGTTCAATCCCAAGGGCGTACAGAACTTTACAATTGAACTTGAGGTTTATAACGGAAACGTTTATGACATATCGCCTCTTGTGACCGAACTCTCTATCTATGAGTCGATCTATAATTCTTTTTTATACGGAGAGGCCGTCATTGTCGATAACTCAGAGATGTTAGCGACCTTTCCTATCATCGGTCAGGAAAGATTGGTCATTCGATGGAGTCGAGATGATGAACTCGTCGAAAAAGAGTTTTTTGTAATCGGAGTGTTCGACGTTGCTCAAAGAAATAACGCCACTGGTACTTTCGGTATCAATCTGACGTCCGAAAAACAGATGCGCAATTCGGTGTCTTTGTTCTCGAAGTCGTATCGTGGCCGCGGTGATGAAATCATTACATCGTTGTACAAGGAGTTTCTCGATACTCAGGTGCAGGTCGACGTGGAGGCAAAGACTGCTCATTCGGTCGTGTTTCCTTATATCAAACCTCTTGCGGCTATTGATATGGTTCGTAAAAATATTCTTGCCGAGGACGACACACCGTTTTTTATCTACGAGAAGTTTTACGATGATCCGGGCCGAGAGAGTACAGTTCTTTCTTCATACAAAACGATGTATGAAAAGAGACCTCTTAGAAAAATACGGCCGCAGGTATCCGGTAATGTTGATGAACGTGGTCAGATCTATAACTTTAAGTTAATCCGTGTTCGTTCACATGGATTCCGTGGCGTATGAAGGTACCGATAATCGACGAGGATTCGGAGTCGGTGAGACGGTCAGTGTTGACTTTCCTCGATTCTCTCCTAAACTCGAAGAAGGAGAGGAGGGTCTGGATAAAGTCAATTCAGGAAAATATATTATCTCTGCCCTAAGACATTACATCAAAGCAAACGAATACACTATGACTCTTGAGCTGATTCGCGACGGAATCGGTGAGGATGCAAATCTGTATACCAACGAGTCGGACTCCATCGTTGACCGTGAACCACGTGAAAGAGAACAGATCTATGAACCTACTAACGAGTAAACTCGCTCTTGGTATTGTTGAGGATCGGCATGATCCACTTCAACTTGGTCGCGTACGCGTACGCGTGTTTGGTATACACTCACCGGATCGAAAGAACGACATTCAGATCGAGGATCTTCCTTGGTCGATTGTAATGCAGCCGACGAATGCATCGACCGGTGCAGCAGGTATATCACAACTTTCCGAGGGTACTTGGGTGGTTGTCATGTATCTTGATGAGAATTTACAAGATCCGATGATCATTGGCTCGGTTCCGAACGCCGCACCCGAAGGTGAGGTCAACTACGAACTAGGATTCACAGATCCCTTTGGACAGTTTCCGCGTTGGAAATCAGTATCAAACTCACCTCGAGAAAATCTCTCTGCGACATCATTGATCGCGAAAGAGGACGAGTGGACGGAACATCCGACATACGATACTCGACGCGAAAGACGACAGACACAAATTCCGATCGCAAAGAAGTATGCGGTGGATACTGTTCTTCCCGATACAGAAACCGAAGATACAGAAACGTGGGACGAACGAGATCTTCGTGGTGCCGACAACATTGACGCGGCGGGATATCTTTCACAGTATCCGTACAACAACGTCACCGAGTACGAGGGTGGTCTGGTCGAGGAGTATGACTCAAGCCCAGATACGGCGGACGGAGAGCCTCGTGCAAGAATTACAGAGATGCATCCATCAGGATCGTATCGAGAGGTCGTAGGAGACGGATCCACAACATTTAAGATCGTTGGTGATGGTTACTCGATCGTTCTCAAGGATCATCATATGTATGTGAGCGGCGATCTTAATATGACTGTTGAGGGCGATATGCGTCATCTGGTCAAGGGTGACTATGTACTCGAAGTTCGTGGCGACTATCAACAGAAGGTCGAGGGAAATCGAATAACAAAGATAGACGGATCAGACGCGACAGAGATTCTAAACACTTCTGCGATCAATATATCCGAAAGTCATTCACTACGATGTGGTGAGAATCAGACCATACAGATCGACGGTACATCGACGACCGTCGTTCGAGAGAGTGAAAACAAAACAATACTTGAAGACTCAAGTATCGTCGTTGGAAACAACGCCTCCATCGGTGTCGCCAATGATCTCAACATTGCTACATCAAACAATCGACTCGACACTATCGGTAATGCATATTCGATCGAGGGTGTCGCCGATATTACAATCGACTCAGATTCAATCGTAAGGGTGAATCCATAATGGCAGCAGTCTTTGACGTCCCGGAGCCGCAAATCGTGCAGCTCTTGGTGAATAAATAGTAGTAGTATGGTTGATCTATCAGTAAAGGCTCGTAGGCAGGACTTTGTCGATCTGGACTTTTCATTTCGTGTAAGTCCGATATCCAACGACGTGGCTCTGAAACGAGACGCGGAAGCGGTCAAACAATCGGTTCTGAATATTCTTCAAACAGAACGAGGCGAAAAACCATTTCAACCCACGTTTGGTGTGGGTTTACGCAACTATCTGTTCGAACCATTCGATTCCTCTATCGGAACTTTGGTCGAAGAGGACGTAACGTTCTCGCTAGAAAACTTTGAACCGCGTATAGAGTTGCAGAAAGTTGAAGCAAAAGAACGTATTGATCGCAACGCATTACAGATTACGGTCACCGGTAGAATTCGTTCTCCGGAACCAACACCTATCGAAATCTCATTCATTGTTGAGAGACTCAGATGACAACAGAACTTGACTTTAATCAGCTTCGCGACAGTCTACGCGATTTTCTTCGTTCGCAGGATACTCTGCAGGACTACGACTTCGAGGGGTCGGCGATTACGTCGGTTATCGATCTTCTTGCGTACACCACTCACTTTAATGCGATCAATGCGAATCTTGGCCTTAATGAGACCTTTCTTGATACCGCACAGTTTCGTGGATCAGTGGTCGGTCACGCAAAACAGTTAAGTTATGTTCCCACATCGGCCTCGGGTGCGATTGCGGTTGTCGACATCACTGTAAACAATCCCAACAGCCAAGAACTCACACTTGAAAGAGGCCATCCTTTTAGAGCAACTTCGAGCGATGAGACGTACACGTTTGTTCCAATCATACCGTATACAACAGAAAATGCTACCTTTAAGAATGTCAGATTAGTACAGGGTAGAATTAAAACTGCGGAGTTTGTATTTGATGTAAGATCGGGTGAGAAGTTTATCATTCCGGACGAAGACATCGATACATCAACGATTCTTGTAACAGTATTTGATTCTCGCAATTCATCCAACTCGAGAACTTTCACCGAAGCAAAAGCACTTACTTCAATACAGAGTGATTCGAACGTCTATTTTTTATCAGAAAATTATGATGGATTGTTTGAGATTGAATTCGGTGACGACATTATTGGTAAGGCTCTTGATAACGGTAATCTTTTCTAAACGAAGTGATTGTTCCAAAGTCTGTGCTTACAGTAACTCCTGAACTTCTTGATCCAGAGTTTCTTGTCATTACATCTGAGGTGTTCTTTAAGTACGATCCATCACTTACGAATCTTTCGGAACAGCAACTCGAGAACAAGGTTGTTGATGCGATTAATGACTTTGATGAAAATAAGTTAGAAAAGTTTGATAACGTCTTTAGGTATTCTCAGTTTCTTCAGACAATAGATGATGCTGACGATGCGATTCTTAACTCTTTTGCTCGAATATATCTATCGAAACGATTTGTTCCAGCACTGAGTGTCGCAAGGACTTATACTCTAAACTTCTCGACGGAACTATATGAAAGTTTCGGTACACGACCAGTTATATTTGATTCATCCACATTTACAATAGATGGTACATCTAATTGTCGATTCAAAGATTTCTTGAATGAAGACGGCACTCGCCGAATCTCTGTCGTGAGAGGAACGGGAATTGATGAAAGAGTGGTTATAAGAGATGCGGGTCGAATCGAAGGATCTCTTATCATACTCGATTCTTTCGCACCCGAATCAATCGATGGTGAAGTCATTAACATAGAGGCCGTACCATCATCATATGATATCGCTGGAACACTTAATACTGTTCTAACTCTGGACTGTGATTGTTCACGATTCAATGTTCAGGGCGAGGTTGATACGATCGTCTCAGGTCGAGACTACTCGGGTGTAAACTATCGAACATTTAATCGAGATTCTGGTGGAACCGTACCGAATAGTACAAACACCATGACAACACCTACTACTACTA